CAAGGCGGTTATTTTGTCCATTGCTTGGACAATTGTGCCACCCAACTCATTGGTTATTTGTGCAGCCGCTGCTTCAACCACTGGTAAGTCGATGCCAGGGTTGCTACCAATCCTTGCCACCATGATCTTAGTCGCTGCGTCAAGTTCTGCTTTCCATCGTTCATATTCTTCCTTTCCAGCCATTTCTCGGGCTTTGATTTGAAGTTCATTGTTTTGCTTGGCGGCTTCAAAGTCCGCTTTCATCTGCGCCAATTGCATCTCGGCTTGTACCTTAGCTTGATGCATTTGCATTTCAAGCTGTGCCTGTGCTTGCGCCAATTGTGCGTCTGCTTGCATCTTCATCTGTTCAGACTGCGCTTGTGCTTGCATACGCATTTGCTCTGCTTGTTGTTCGGCTTGCATTTGTAGCATCTCGGGCGGTGGGCCAGGCTGTTGTTGAGCCGCTTGGTCTGCTTTGTCTTGCAAGGCTTTCATTGCCCTTTCAACCGCGCTCTCCAAGCCGCGACCAGCTCTAAATCGGCGCACCAAGAATAACAGCATCTCAGAGGCCATTGGCAAGGTTTCGGGCGCTTGGCTAATCATTGGGATTGCCTCACGCAAGAACAAGCCAATAGCTTGGATGGCTTCCTGTGCGCCTTGCTTTTCAGCCTGCTCATCAATCTGCGCCAAACTGTCAGCCTCGACCGCAATATGGAAGTCGCGTATGGTGCTGTTAGACAACATTTCCAATGCCGCTTGCAACCTTTGCGGGTCTTGACCGTCCGGCGTGTTCATCACACCTGACATCTCCACAATCAGCTCGGGCGGGTAAAACTTGCAAATGACCTGCGCCTTGAGCTTAAAAATGTCGGTTGCAAACCGCGCTACATCGCCTTGGCTACTCTTTAATCGCAAGCTGCCAAAGTTAGCTTTAAGCTGTTGAGCACCAAGGGTTTCTTGGGCTTTGGACGATCCACGCAAGATGTCCGATATGCCCATGATCTCGTAGATTGACTGCTTGACCTGTTCTCTGGCGGCGTACAGCTCACGCAAGGTCACAATGATCTGCGAGGTGTCCATCATGTCGATAGCGCCCTTTAAGCCGCCTTTTTCCGACATTGCCGCCCAACCGGTCACTGGGAATAGCTTGTTGTCTACGCCCTCGCTGAACATTCGAGCCAATTCCTTAAACTCGGCATTAAACACGCCGACCGCTTTACAAGCCTTGGTCAACAGGTAAATGCGTTGCGTCAGGTTATCCAGCTCTTGCGCCTGATCCTCATATTCGCAGTAATCAGGCACAGGAATCATTGTGCCGGTGGTGGTGGTTGCCATCAACGGCTTGGGGCATGGGAAAAACTCTTCAAGCTCTAGCGGGTCATCTCGCTCATCTAATGCCTGTGGATAACCTTTGGCAATCCAACAGACCTTGCCGGTGCGCTTATTCCAAATCTCATAGACCATCGCCTTTTTGTCGTAGGTCATCTTGGCGGTCAATGGATTTTTGCCGTCCATGTCGGTGTTGGAGCTGGTTAGGCTGACGTTCTTGAATATGTCACCAAAACGTTCTACGCCCTCGTCCTTGGTCATGTAGACGGCGCGGGCAACCCACCAAACCTCATCCCATGTGCGAGCTGGTGAATGCAAGAAGTCTGACCAATAGACGTAATCAATTGGGCTGTGAGCTGCGTCAATGCGCTCTGTTGGGTCTTCCACGGTGTTGTAGACCTGTGATTCTTCGGTTTCATCTAATACGCCGTCATCATCAGGTCGGTCATTGACGATTACAGGTTCGTAGCGAATCCATGCCGTACCGCGACCAGGCAACAATCTATCTTGCACCGCACCAGACATAGCAGCGTCAAAGTCACCGAATTGCGTGGTCTCGTACTCCATGACACGCTCAAGCATCGTGGAGGCCAATCGACCCACAGGGTCTTGATCCATGTAGCGGCGTGACACCTCGGGCTTGGCTTGGCGACCGTACAAGGCAGGAAACAGGACTTGGATGTTTGACCAGAGGATGTTGAATTTCATCCTTGGCATCTCAATGGCATCTCGCTCATCTCGATACCGTTTGACAACCTTTAAGCCGCGCTTTTCCCACTTATCAAATATCTTGATGGCGGTCTCAATCTGGTCATGCCAGTACGGGCCGACATCTTCGCCATCATATGCCCCTGTTTCATCGTACATGATCAGCTACCAGCGGCAAAGAAGAATGTCACATCCAATGCGCTGCCGGCAATTGTTGCATAGAGGCTAACCCCCACGTTGGCAGGAAATCGGTGAAACCCGATAGCTGGTGTGATCGTGCCACTCATTACTTCGCCGCCTGACCCGCCATTGCGTAGCACCAAAGTGCCTGAGCTGGTGTTGTTAACGTAGAAACCAATCAATTGGCAAGGGCCATTACTGACTGCGCCTGTGGCGGTGATGTTTTTATATCCACCGACTTCTGCTACTGGCTGGCTCATATTCGCTCCTCTTTATGTTGCATCTCATATTCCCACAGCTCATCGAGTGTGATGGTTTGCAGGGTCTTGCCCTTGGGCGGTGTCTGATCTTTTGCTTCTTGCCGATAGGCTACTGCAAGCATTCTAAACGCATCTGCGGGGTGTGAGCACCAATCGTGGCGCGGAGTTTGTCGAAAAGTTTTCTTATCTTCATCGTATTCCCGCTGATATTGCCTTAACGCTTCCAACCCCTCATCGCATCTAGAGTCAAAATAACAGATTGGCAACACCATCCGCACCGCTTGGATGCCGTCCTGCACACCGATCTCAGGCACGATGGCCAACTTGCTTATGCCGCCCAAATGTGCCGCCAACTGCTCAACAATGGACTTACCGCCCGAAGCCAAGGTCTTGGCTCTGGCATCATGCGGCAGGAAATGGCGGGTGTATCGGTAACCCTTGGCTATAACCACATTGGCTATTTCCTCAATGCTTGCGCCTGATACGGCGTAATAGTCCATCACCCTGATCTCGCCCCTGACCACCTGATAGAACCACACTGCGGTGTCGTCTCGGTAACCCAAATCCCATGCACTAAAAACAGGCGAGTCAGGCTCAAAGGGTAACTCTCTGATTCTGCCCTCGTCTTGCGCTTGGCGCATTTCTTGTCCATAGTAGGCCCCTAAGATACTTGCATCAAAACTGCACTCGTACTCTTGATCGTATTGATCAATGCTTAACTGTGACCGCGCCGCCTCTAATTCTGAGTCAGGCAATAGCTTAGACACTGATGCTGGTAGGCGTAACAGAAACCAATCTGGCACGACTTGGCTTACCTTGTAGATGTCATGAAACTGGTTTTTGCCCTTTGGCGTACCCCCAAACACAGCCCAGCCCATAGTGCTAGACAAAGTTGGTCTTACGACATTACCCCACACACTGGGCTTAAAGTCGCCGTATTCATCAAGATACACACCGTTGAATCCCATGCCCCGCATTGCGTCAGCATTGTCTGAGCCAAACAGCATGATCTTTGCGCCGTTCACCAGCTCCACCGACAAGTCGGATTCATTGGTGGCTTTGGTTACTGGCGCGGCGTAGAACTTGAGGTAATCCCATGCCACCCGCTTAGCTTGGCTACGAAATGGTGCAATGTAAGCATATTGGGCTGATCTGTTGCCCTCAGTTATGGCTCGCTTAATGAGGTCATTGATTGCCGCTACGGTCTTTCCAGCTCTACGGTGTGCGACTAAACAAGACCAGCGCTCTTTGCGCTCATGGAATGGCATGAAAGCCGCCCTTGGGTGGTAAGGGATAATTACTTCACGCCGCCCCATGTCACCACCATTTCTACCGGCCCATCATCCTTGCCGGTGATCTCAGTCCTTGCCAACTTGGGTACATGGTATTCAACTACTGATTGGAATAGCTCAAAAGCTTTGGCAGGATTGGGTTTTATGTCATGCTCAGGAACGCCCATAGCAACCTCATCAAGCCATTGTGCAAGTCGGTGGGCATTGCCATCCACAAACATCGCTATTGCCTCTCTAGCCTGCGCTGTGACCTTATTAGGCGTACCCGCAGACCTACCGCCTGCTTTCTTTCTAGTCTTAACTACTTTAGTTACGTCATTCATAATAAAGCATTATGTTATTCTGTTGGAATTGGGTATCTTAACTCTTGTTTTGTGGCAAATGGGCTTTGACCTGCGCTTATGCGTTGCTGGGCGTAGTCTTGTGCTTTTTTGTAAATTTCGGGCGTTGGCTCTAGTCCCATTCTTAACAGGTCAATCTCCTGTTTGTTAAGGGTTGGCACTAGCAATGGGTGTGAAACCATTCTGCCGTCTTGTTCATAGGCGCTTGAAAACTCAGTCATTGCGCCGCCTTGGTTTACAGGTATCTCACCAAAATACCCTTTACCCTTAAGTGTGCCTTGATTGATGTTTTGGCCTGTTTCTAGGTGTCTCATGCCATAAGGCGCAAGTCCATCTTGGCGGCTTAATGCCTGGGCTAACAAGGTGTAATCGGGCTTTACTTGGTAATTATCCATCAGAATCTACCTTGTACTTGCAATCCTACGCTTTGGTCATAAGGTGTTTTTTTGCCGTAAACGCCAATTCCCATGTTTTTGTTGAGCTGTTGCAAGTATTGCATTTGCATTTCTTTTATTTTTTGACGCTCAGCATCTTGACCTACCATTGCCCTTGCTTGAAATTGACCGCGACTCATTGGTGCGTTATAGCCAAGGGTTGCTGTGCGCTCTGGCGTATTTAGGCTTTTTAGCAAATCAACTTGAGCCGTACCATTACCAATCGGCAATTGATTGCTTAACATGGCCGAATTTTCTATACCCGTAGGAGTTGTTGTTTTTGCGTATTCAAAATTTCCAAACGGTGTGTCTGTTCCAATTGCACCTTGCAAAGCATTTGGATTTTTGTATGCCCTTGCGTTTGCATATCCCAATTCATTATCAATGCCATATTGTCCCACTTGATTGCTTTTCATGCGGTTGAGCTGATCCATCATGTTTTGGGTGTATAGCTCTTGTTCTTTTTGCCCTTTGGTGTCTAAATTAACCAAGGCTTTAGCCATTTCTTCTTTATCCATGTTCTAGCTCCCTCATCTTGATTAAGCCGTTGAGCATCCTGCTCTTAGTATTAAACCATTGCTTGCTGAAATCACAGTTTTGGTAATGGTCAAACTCAGGAATACCTAACGTGTAATGGGCAATCTTGGCGTTCTTGTTCTCTTGTTCGCCAATCAGTACGTTCCATTCTTTCGGTAGCTCACCGATAAGTGAATCGGGTAACCAACCGAATCGGTGCAGGTCGGCGCCAGTCTGGTCGTCCACAAATTCCGGTGTCAGCACTCGGTTTCTTAGGTGGTCACAGTTCCACAGAATCAGGCTTGACCAGTTCTTTCTAGGGTAATCCCTGTTTGCCGCTTCCATCGGTGTGCCAATGTATTTCTTTGGGTGCTTAGTCTGATATTCATGCTTAACAACCTGCACCGCTTTGGTCGGGTCAAATAGCTTGCTCAGGTCGTCAATGTTTGCCAGCATCAGCATATCACTTGCGTCTAAAAATATTGCCCTGCCGCTGAACTTGGTGAAGTAGGGTACAAGAAACCGTTGGTAAGTAAATGCGTTTGTGCCGTCCCTCTGTGAGCCGTACAAAGGTGTTATGGCGACCGGCTCGCTGGTGCGCTCAATCAGGCTTTGGCAGAACACATGGTAGCCAACAGCCTCCCGAGGGTCATAGCCAGCGAATATCCTAATCATTTGAATGACAGTAGATAGATTGTGCTGTCAACCAATGCGGCAATTTCATCCACAATATTCTGGAGCTGGGTGTCGTCCGGCAGCGCATCACGGTTCTTTTCAATGTATGTTTTGATGCTGGCAAGGTACTTTTGCGGGTCTTTGGCGTTATGGAAATTCTCAGGAAAATCCTTGATCTTTTCGTAACAGCCTGAGTATGCCTCTGCGTAGCTATCAGCCAAATCGACAATGGCTGGGTAGTATTTGCCCAAAGCCTTGTGTGTGGCGTATGAATCGGTGCTCAGGTGCATGAAATGCGTCACCGTGGAGCTGTGAAACAGCGTGGAAATAAAGTCGGCTACGTCTTTTTTCATGGTTATCCTAAAAAAAGCAGGGGTCAATGCCCCTGCAAAGGAGACAACTGCACATCAATTGTAAACGTTGGAATGGGTACGTCAACAGGCCATAGTCCTTGAATGTACAGTTTTTTTACGGTGGCAATGTGTGCCTGTTCCCACATTTCTTGCCGTTCTTCTTTGCTTAACTCTTTGCCTTGGTCAATTTCGTAATGGCATTTGAGGCATAGCGCAGCCACCAGATTGTCGTCAGCCTTAACGCCCCTGCCTTTGCCACCGCCCCAGTTTGTGTGCGCCGCCTGCACCATATTGCCCGACCCGCAGGCTTGGCAATTAAGGCCCGCCACCAGTTTGAGTAGCTTTTTTGACCTTACATATTGATGTTTTTGAAACATAGATACACTTCTTTTTGGTTGCCGATTTTCTATGCTTACGGTGATCACTTTGGGTCGGCCTTGTGCCGATCCCTTTTTTTATTCCTCTAAAGCCCTAAACTTAACGCCTTGTTGTGCGCCAAACATAATAGCCAGTTCAATCAGCTCGTTCATCTCTGCCACGCTCATTTTGCTTGTTCTTGCGCCAATGACCACAAATCCGCCCTCGATGCCAGGCACAATCTTTTGTTTTTTTAATGCGGCGGTTAAAACGTCTTTCCATTCTTCCTTGGGTAGCTTTTGACCGTACCAAACCACTTGCTGGGCAATGTCCTCAAGGTTTGCCCACATAAGACGGTTTTGCTCAAGGCTTCTCACTTCAGCACCCCCAGTATGCGTAAAGCCGCGTCAGGGTTGTCTACAACCGCCAATGCGCCGCCTTTCCAACCTTCATGCCACCTTAGCTGGTCTTCAGTCAAAAGCCGCCTTGACGGGCTTTTAAAGCCGTCTTTAACCTCAAGTAAAAGGGTTTGGCCTTGATAACCCACCAGCAAATCAGGTACACCCTTGCCAACACCAGCCAAAGACTGCACTGTAGCGCCAGCCGACCGTAACGCCAATACAACCGCTTCGTGATTTGCATCAATCTTTGCCGCCCTCATTCATGCGTCTCCGCAAGTCGTCCACGGCTTTCTGACCACGCCTTTTCGCTAAGTCGGATAAGGTTTGTTGCCACCAAGCTAAGGCTTCGGCTTTCCCCTCCTCCCTGATCTTCTTCCTGTACCGCCTGATCCAATCCCTCGCCTCGGTCTGGCGCAAGGTCTCCAACATCAATAAGCGCTGTTCGGATGACAGATTGGCTAAATTCTTCGCCGTCTTTGAGTCGGCTAAGGATGCTGTTGGCAATTTTTCTGTGTTCATCATTCATTTTAAAACTGCTCTCCAACGTCATGCCAGCTTTGCACTGGCGGCTTTTTATCGGTTTTTTGCCATTGATGCTTAGAACACTTGGGCTTTTCGCCATCCATTTGGACAGACCAGCGGTTTGGGCAGCCGTGTACTGAGCACATCAGTTTTTGCACCGCATCAAAATTGTCGTCTTTTTTAGATTCTGGTTTAGCAAAGCTCATTTTTGGTACTTTCCATCAATTATCTTGGCGAAATTGGTTGCGTTCACAATCCACACAAGATCAGGTCGCCATGTCCTGTCCTTGGTTTCAAATCCCTGTGCCAGCTTGGTATCGTTGGCAATGTAAGCAAAAAATGAATCCCACCATGCCATTCCCTCTGCCTGAGAAGAATACCCTTGTGGGCTAAATACAGACGGTTTGGCAGCTTGTAACCATCTCTGCCGTAGGTTGGTCTGCCTGACCCCATCCCAAACCCTTGGCTGCGCTAACTGAGGTAAATGTTTTTTGTAAAGCTCTAAGATTTCCTGATGTGGACAAGTCGGCAGTCTTGCTGACGACAAAGAATCTTTAGATTCTTTAATATGGTTATTGGTTATTGGTTCTTGGTTATTGGTTAGTTGAACGTCCGTTGAACGTGCGCTCATCCTCCGTTCAGCAGATGCCTTACCAGCCCTTGATGCCTGATCAATTTTGCTGTGGAAATGCTTAATTTCTTTGTCTGCTCGATGGTTTATCCACCCATCATCAGACAGGTTAAAAAACTCCTCAAGCACAGTTTTGACCTCTGTCTCATGGTCACGCATACCGATCTGCCGTGCAACAGACGCTATACCGCTGTTCAACGGTCGTTCATGTAAATAGTAAAGATCAAGAAGTCGGCGATAGGCCAAATCTTCCATTAAATCAAGATGCTTTGTGTGACTAAGATAGTCACCAATATTGAATTGGTAGTAGTGCATATAAACCTCACGTTGTCGGTCGCCGTTACAAAGAGACTGTGGCAGGGCGGTAACGAATCGCCTTTTCCCCCGCTAAGGGTAGCCAAGTCCACATTTTAATCCAATACAAACCACTGTGGTCGCAAATCTTTCAACTGCCGCATTCGCAGCTCAGGCACAGCTTTCCACTGGCAGACCGCTGAACGGCTCACCTTGAGTAACTTAGCAAGCTCACTCTGTGATCCTGCCAACTGGGTTAGTTGCTGTTTTGTCATGCGGGTATTGTAAAGGTAGATTAACAATTTAGCCACATTAGGGAAAACACCTACAAATAATCCTTGACTGTTTGTTTAGTTAGCTTAACAATGCACCCATGCCCCAGCAATTTCGCACAGGGTCTTTAAGGAAGCAAAATGACACACGCAACACAAACAACCGCCCATGAAGAACGCAACATCAATATGTATGGAGTCGCTGATATTGATGCTTATGTGGAATCGGTCAAAGAATCTATCACTTACCAATTTACTGGCGCAAACATGGTTGTCGCTGGCCTTATGTCAGACGCACAAGAATTAATTGCTGGTGGCGCACAAAACAGCAGCCGCCAAACACTCAACATTGCCAAACATATTTTATTTTTGATCATGGATGGCGAATTGGTTGGCACAGTTAATCGTTAATTAACCCAAGGGGCGCAAGCCCCTACAAAGGAACAATCATGTTTGACATTGAAAAATATAAAAAACCTACCGATTGGTCACAAATCGCCCTTTGGGTTGTTTCCGTTATTGCCATTGTGGTGGTTGCCCTTGACGTTTTTATTTGGAGGGCATGATGCTTACAGACGGCGAACAAGGCACTTTTGAAGAATATCTCAATAACTACGGTGAAGTCAAAGTCGATTGGACTTGGTATGACGGTGACGATTGGGAAATGGACGGTCACTTTGATGTGTTCATTTCCTGCGGTGATCTGGACATTACCTACGATATTCCAAAAGAATCATTTAACTACATCTATCGGTGCGTCAAAGAACGCGCTGGTTATGAGTCACCCAACATCAAACGTGTCGGGTTTG